CCATTCACTGCTTCGCTTTCTGTCAGCATACTTAGATCTTCTTCACTCACATGCTGTGCGATCATTTCAGCAACACATCGTGTACATTCAGCAAGCAAAGCATTATCCATTGGTATATTTGCATCAAAAGCTCCAGCCAAACCTTCAACCATCGGCGATATACGCTTTCCATTTACCGTCAGTGGTTTAAGTCTTGCAGGTGCAGTTTTATGCACTGTAACCATGTCATTAATTGGAGATTCACGCAGCATTGTCTTCACCATACCAGTCATCATCCATGATTGGTTCAACACCCCAATATGCTCATATGGAACTTCTCCCATCTGACATCGTGGAGTGCAAACATCACTCAATGAAATAGTCACTTCAGGTGCTTCCAACTCACTTGCTACACCACACAATTCATAGACAACCTCTCGAGTCACCAACGCAGAAAATCCCATATCATTTGTGCCTCCAGCAGTTCCAGCCACATGTATTCCTACAATACAACCGTTAATGCCTTCATTAGCACAAATCACAGGCGATCCACATTGGCCTTCTCGAGTTGTTGCAAAATAAACATGTCCCTTCACAAGCTTGATATCTTTAGCTCCACCAGGCACATGATATGTCAGCGGTTCATCCTCGGAATCAAAAATCTCTTCCAATGCCAAACCACGGGCTTGAATTCGTGTGGTATTTATCCCAACGTGCTGCAACACAAACTCACCACGCCTCGTCTTTGTCAACTCGCTCTCAAGCACGAACAGCATTCGCACATCAGGACGACTTGGCAACAAACGAGACACAATGGTATATACAGCAACATCAGTTTCCTCCATGGTGCAAACTTCACTCTCATCAAACATTTCTGCAAATACTCCAACCTCCTTGTTAGAGAAAACTATCTTCTCGCCATTTTCCAAGTGTTCCAGAAAATGTAGTGGCAGGAGACAAGTTTTCCCAACAAGGAAGAGAGCATTCACAGATTTGTTTGTCCTCTCACAAGTGACCAGAAATTGATTCTTCTTCAACAGTTTACTCAACGCATCCTCAATATTTTTCCCATACTGAGCATGTGACTTTCTACTACGCGTCTTGAATCTCTTACTAATCACTTTGGTCATTCTAGGCCCATCACGTTCATACATGGATTGCGCTTCCACAATTTTCTCAACAGGTGTCTTTTTCTCAATATCATCCTCCTTCTTGTCACCTCTGGTCAGCATCCACACAGACAATGATCCAACAACAGCACCCACAACTATGGAAGTAGCATTTCTTCTCACAAAAGAAACCATCTTATTTGCATAAGATTTTACTCCTGTGATTAGATCCTCACATGTTCCAATAGTTTGATGTGGGCAAGTCTCATTGTTGTACCATTGCCTAAGCATATGCCAACCTCGAGTAACAAAACTAGCGGCTTGACATTTCACACAATCAAGATTCAAATGGTCACTTGGCAGTCCATCCGTCATCGCAAGACTAGTCATCAAGATTCCCTTCATCCGTCTCAACTTTGCTGAATTTGATGTTTCACCATCTTCGTCCAACAAGGCATCAACTTGTGAAAGGAATCCCAATGCTTGAATCCTGGTAAACGGACTTTGAAAACGAGCAATCAGTTGTCTCTCACAACTAACACGTTCGTATTCTCCCATTTGGGCCAACAAGTTCTCTCTAGCTCGAATCTTCATCTCATCAATGTACCGAGTTCCCTGTCTCACATTCTGCACATACGCATCCAGCAAGATAGAACACAAATCCTCATACGATATCCACTCAGATATCGGATCATGATTCATGTTATTCTCCAACTGAAATAGGTATATATCAG